AAAAAAAGAAGAGCTTACTGTAAATGTTTTGACAAATGCATTCGTGCAAGTTATCAAAGACAATAAGTGGTTCTTACCTTATCTAGAACTGCTTATAAATGGAGATCTAAATGGCAAAAGGACCAGAGGCAAAGTTATGGCAAGACGTAAAAAAGGGATTAAAAAACGTACACTTAACAAGAATAGAAAATAGAGTTGGTGTAGGTACACCTGATGTAAATGGGTGTGTTGATGGTAAAGATTTTTGGCTTGAACTTAAGGTAATAAAAGGAAACAGCTTACGGCTATCTAAGTTTCAAAAAGCTTGGATTTACGAGAGACTTCGAGTTGGTGGAAATGTTTTTGTGTTGGCCCGACCCCTCAAAGGTTCGGTCTTAAAGGTTTACGATTGTCGTACCGTTATCCGCGGTTCTGGAATCCCGTTTCCCGTTGTAGAACTCAATCCTCCATACGATTGGAATGAACTACTGGCCATCCTTCGCGGGCCCGGCAGCTCCGCTGGTGATCCCTGATTACCATATCCCGTAATCCCGTTCCCGTTGATACACAACATGCTGTGGTTTTTTAATATTAACCTGAAGCAGGATTCGCGGGCGCCGGCACTTCTTCGGAGACAAACTTTCCTGTACCATTACTACCATTTCTAGTTCCCGTTCCCGTTTGTTACACAATAAGTTGTTGTTCTTGTATATATAAACACAGCATCAGGAGCTGGGCCGGTGATCCAGGCAGCAGGTGCTGCTGTAAAAAGTTCTTGACTTCAGGTAAGGAGTGATTATATGTATACGTGGTAGCTCATTAATTAAATCATACATTCACATGTGTGGCTCCTGTTTCGTTAGTGGGCTGCCGTTTAAAATTGAAAGGTCCCGTTATCCCGTTTTATGTTACAAGCATTTTTTTTATTTGGTTTATTAGGCTGCCTCTGCAGCTCCCGGGCTCGCGGGTTTTTTTTGTACACAATTACCTGTCTTTTATTTTATTTTTTGCATTGACTTATCCTGATGGGAGATTATATTAGTAGATGAAAGGAGTCATATATGAATGACAAAAAACTAGAAGAACTTAAAAAAAAGTTCATGCAAGAATTTCCTGTGGAAATGATTGCAACACAAGGCAAACCAGATGAGCAATTTGTTTTCCATAATCTAGATCATATGCATAGTTATTCTTGCTTTACTGCAAGGCATTGCTTTAATCATTTTAGGAAAACAGAAAAAACTGGGATACCAGCACTCTTCTTGATACCTTATTCAAAGTCTTTGGTTACTAATCGTGGTCGCCAATTATTAGAGATGGGTCGTAAAGGGGGAGTTCTACTCGAAGATGGAAAAGAACATGATAGACAAGTTATTACTATCGCTTGTAATTTTAAAGGCGGTCTATCAAAGGATATGACATGTAGTATCATTGGTGGCATGTTGCATGATTTTAGTGCAACATTCTATTCTTTTGTATCTGAAGCTTGGATGGTAAAAGCTGGGAAAGATAGTATCCCTCTTGAAGAAACACCTTTACCTTCTGTGCATCCAGATAAGAAAGAAATCTTGATGATAAATACATGTAGTGAGGTTGCTCAAATCATGACGCACATTGATATCGTCGATAATGAGTTGGGCAAACCAGAACGACAAGACTCAGACTTGAAAGAAGGTCATGGTCGGTTCTCTAATCTGTTTAGAGAAGTTCGAGCCATGTCTTCAGATCAATCCATAAATTAAATAAAATCCCGTTCCCGTTGTAATCGCAATCGGGGACGGATACCACAATATATAGTAGTCGGATCTCGCGGGCGCCCGCGAACTTTCCGTTACAAAAGTCAAGCATTTACTTGGGTTTCTGGTGTATTATAGCTACTGGTCTCCCGCGCTCACAGGTCAAGATCCCGTTTTCTCGTAAAAAGCTCAATAAAATGTGGGGTTTTTATAAATAGCTGGATTCTCTGCCCAGCAGTCTTCTTCAGGAGATGCTGATGCATCAAAATTTTTTTTGATTTATTTTATATCTTATCTTGACTTATGAAATCTTATCACTATATTACTATATGAAAGGAGAAAAAAACTATGTCAAATAATCAAATAGTAGAATTGCAAAGTATGATAAGTACAGCAGATTCTAATAATGAGATTGTTGAGAAATTGAAAGACTACATTACTAAAAAAAGTAATGAGAAACGAGTAAATTGGCAGATGTTGGCTTGTTATCTAGATGGAAAAATCTTTGAGTTTATACAAGCTAATAAGGATAATGAGATAGTCAGTAAGTTTGCAACCGAATTGGTTGAGGAACTTGGCGATCAATTTAATCTAACTCGACAATTATAATCAGAATTAGTAACAAGCTAATGGAACGAAGGCGTTGAAACATACGCCTTCGTTTTTTTTTGCAGGAAGAATGCTTACATTTCCCAAATATCCATAAGCCCAAATCACCACCCCCACCCCCCTTTTCTACGTTGATGTAACTTATAAAAAGAGTTAAGATGCAAGAAATACAAATACATTTGGCAAAAAATACTTATGGATCTGCAGAATCTACCTCGAGAGAAATTAGAGAAAATAAAACAATTATTAGATGCCAAAAAAATCCTTAAGGGTAGAACTGATTTTTTATATTTTGTAACTCAGGTTTGGCCTGACTTCATTTATCGTAAAGCAAAACATCGTACCCAGTGGGGACACCATCAATTAATTGCAGATAAGTTTGATCAAATAGCTAATGGCACACTTAAAAGATTAATTGTTAATATGCCTCCAAGACATACTAAGTCTGAGTTTGCATCATATCTATTACCAGCTTGGATCATTGGTAAGAATCCAAAAGCTAAGATAATGCAAGTTTCACATAATGCAGAATTATCACAACGTTTCGGTCGGAAGGTGAGAAACCTTGTTGACTCTGAGGAATACAAACAAGTATTTCAGAACTTAACTTTATCACAGGATTCCAAAGCTGCTGGCAGATGGGAGACGAATCAAGGAGGAGAATATTATGCTGCTGGTGTTGGTGGTTCCATCACGGGACGTGGTGCTGATGTACTTATAATTGATGACCCACATACAGAACAAACTGTTGGATCTAAAGAATCTTTAGAACGGACATTTGAATGGTATACGTCTGGCCCCCGTCAGCGTTTGCAGCCTGGAGGTGCTATTGTACTTGTCATGACTCGTTGGGCACAGAATGATCTTACAGGAAAACTGATACGCGAACAGCGGAACCCGGGAGCTGATCAATGGGAGGTAATCGAATTCCCAGCTATCCTACCTAATGATGAACCTGTCTGGCCTGAGTATTGGACTAAGGAGTCCCTGCTTGGAACAAAAGCGTCTATACCAATATCAAAATGGAATGCGCAGTACATGCAGAATCCTACTGCAGAAGAAGGTGCTATACTTAAACGTGAATGGTGGCAGCCTTGGGAGGATGCTCGATTACCAGAACTTAAGCACGTAATACAATCTTATGATACTGCTTTTTCTAAAAAAGAAACTGCTGACTATTCTGCTATTACTACATGGGGTGTGTTCACACCATTCGAGGATGAAAAACCTGCATTGATATTATTAGATGCATTACGAGGTCGATATGATTTTCCAGAACTAAAGATGGTTGCTTTCGATCAATATAAATACTGGGACCCAGAAACGGTGATCGTAGAGAAGAAAGCTACAGGAGAACCACTGATACAGGAGATGAGAAAAATGGGAGTCCCTGTTGTAGATTTTGTTCCTGTAAAGGGTAAAGATAAAGTTACAAGAGCTCATGCGTGTGCACCATTATTTGAATCTGGACAAGTATTTTATCCTGTTGACGAGAGGTGGGCTGAAGAAGTTATTGAAGAATGTGCAGCTTTTCCGTATGGAGAGAATGACGACTACGTGGACAGCACCACACAAGCTGTGTTAAGATACAGAAAGGGTAATTTCGTCAGTTTGTTTTCTGATGAAAAAGATGAACCTAGTAACAGAAAAGAAAGACCGAGGTATTATTTTGACTGAAGTACCACCTAAAAAACCTTATACAAAAAAAATGTTTATGTCTCAAACAGAAATGTTTCTTCAAGGTGCTAGGGGAGGTTTTGACAAAGTAGAAATGCATAACAAAATTGTTGAGAGAGGTAACAGATTGAGAAAACAAGGAGTCCCAAGAAAAGAAGTTATTTCAATAATTAAAAAAGCTAATCAAAACGTAAACAGATTATTTAGAAACAGAGCAAAGAGAGATTACACAAGATGATAGATCAATTACCAAAAATACCTGATGATGGTTACGTTCCACCTAAAGAAGGTGTGGAACAAGTTGCTGAACAAATAACACTCAACGACCTGCCACCGCCAGGCGCGATCCTACAACGTAAATTGACTGAAAGAGAGATAATAGCTCTTAAAGGTTTTGGTAATGACGGATTAAAATTATTAAATGAATTAGCTAAAGACATGCTACCAGGTATTGGTGAAGCAAGAGCAATGCAATATGCAAATGACGAGATAAGATTATTAAATCAAGCAGTAGAGGAAAGAGATGTGCCAGGAACTATTGTTCATGGTATCGGTGTTCCTTTGATGTCTGCTGGTACTTTGCCATATTGGTTAGGTGGAGGTGTTATTGGTGGTGCTGCAGCTTTCTTAATGAGAGATGTAATAGGTAAAGGATATAGAAGATTCACTTCTAGATTTAGAAAACCATTACCAGACCCAATGAGTAATAATGCTTTCATGAGTAACGCTCAAGCATTTGCAAGAACTGAAGATAATATTTTAATAAGACAAGCGTATTCACAATGGCTTAGAGGATTACCAGAAAATAGAATAGCAAATACTCAAACTGCAATTGCTAACAATATGCTTGAGTTTAATACAACAATTAGAAACAACCCAGATAGATTAAACAGACTTATTGATGAAGATATCGCTGATATAAATTACACAGCAGGTAAAATAGATCAGGACATAAATATTAAATTACAAAAAGAATTATTAAATAAAGAAAAACAAAAGGGTGAATTAGTTATAAGACAAAAAGATTTACCTGCTAAAGTAACAGAGAAACTAAACTATGGTGAAATAGGAACTCCAACAAGAACTGGTCTTGCAAAAACTGTAAGTGAGTTTCAAGGTTCAAGAGCTTTTGATGTATTATCAAAAGAAAACTTTAAGGGAATGAATACTGAACAGATACAATCAAGAATCATTAATTTAATAAGAACAGGTAAAATTCCAAAAGAAGAAATATTTGATGCAGGTATATTAAAGCTAGATGAAAACTTTAAACCAGTTGGTGGTGCATTAGGTAGTAAAGACTTAAAGGATCTTAAAGGCACAGTTGATAAACAAGTTTTATTAAAGATGTTAAAAAACGCACCTTCACAAAGATTATCTATAAACACTTATGGTTCACTTTCAAAAGACGCAGACTTCTTTGATCTTTATGCTTCGACAGATATTATCGGTGCAAACATTAAAGGTAACATCGATGAGATAATTTTTAAAACAACTAATACAGCTAATAGAAGAAGTTTAAGAAATATTAGAAATAGACTAGATGATTTAATGTATCAATCAGGTAGAATTGCAGAAGGTGGTAATGTTACTAACTTTGCAACAGATAGAATTCTACAAGAACTACGGGATATAATACCGGAACTAGATACTGCAACTCAACAAATGATGAGAGCTTATATAAGCAATATACAAAAAATAAAACCATACACTGGCAAATCAAGTAAGAAATTTACTCAGAGAGATGGTTATCCAATGCACCAATCTACAAGTACAGCAGGCGGTGCGGATTACAGAGAAAAAGTAATTTACTTAGATGAGCCAATACCTTTAAATGAAGGTAAAGGTGTTAAATCATTTACATCACACTTTAAAGAAGGAAACCCAATCGTACACGTAAGATATAAAACAAGGTACACTAAAGACGGAGATCCAGTATTTTCTGTTGAAGAAATACAATCAGATACACTACAACCCTTTTATGATTCAGGTGGTAAAATAAAAAGAGACGCTATGAATAATCCTTACGACAAAGGATTGCTTGAAGGTGTTATAAGAAAAAAAATGAGAGATTTAATTGATGAGCAAAGACCTTTGATTGAATTATCAAAAAAACAACCATTAAGTTCTTCTCAAGAAAAAATTCTACAAAAACTTCAAGATGAACAAAGTTTGTTAAAAAAATATTTTGTAAAATCTGAAGCTATGGATGATGCTGCGCTCCAAAAAATAGGTAAAATTATTAAAGACGAAGTTAAAACAGATTACTATCCGTACATGAGAAGTTATTACAAACTTGCATTAAGATCATTAGTTGATGAAGCTGTAAGAGATGGAAGAAGAGGTATTACAATTGTACCAGTCGGTAAAGGCACTCACCACTCAAAAGACAAAGGCCATTATCTTTACTACGGAGATAACAAAGGTACAAAACTTCAAGCACTTGAATCAACAGCACTACCTCCTCCTGGTAAAAGAAAAGCATCTGCAGAAGCAATCTATCCTGCAACTCTTAGACAAATAGCAAAAGAAATTGAAAAAGATTATGGAATAAAATTAAATCTTAAAACTCAAAAGATTTACAATACATCAGATGCATCGCCTTATGTTATTAGACGTGAGGGACCCGATGGTGTTATTGCAGCATCTTTTAAAAACAAAAAAAATAGAGATTACATGCTGCAAAAATATAACAGTAAAGGCAGTGCCAATTTTGTAGCTGATGATTTAACAACAGATGCGAGTAAAAGAACAGAGGTATTTACTGGGTTTACATTAGAGATCCCTGATAATGCAGCTAAAATTTTAGCTAAGAAAAAACTTAGATCTTACGTATCGGGTGGATTAGTTGCAATCGAGCCAAAAAGAGAGTATTTTGCACCATTGTTTTAATTATGAAGAATTTAGCTAAATTATTTCTGCAATCTAAGCAGCAATCTGGTAAAGTTAAACCAAGAGAATCTGCTAGCACCGCACGTAAGGTCGGTCAGATGAGAAATACAGTAAGGCAAATGACTGGTTACAAAAAAGGGGGAACCATGGAAAATCCAAAGAAACAAGATAGACGTGTGGGAAAGTATGAAAAGAAAAAAACTGACGAGCAACAAGGTAGAGATTTTATTAGAAAATTAAGAAAAAAAGGAAAGTCTCTTCTTCAAAAAGGACAAGGTGCAGCTAAAGAAATTATGGGTAAACAAAAAGGCGGTGTAGCATCACCACCTGCTAGAAAAGCTCCAAAAGGTTTAGGCAAGCTTATGGCTGCAAGACGAAGAACAAAAATGTCTCCTATGCAAATGGACAGAAAAAAAGAAGGTTACAGAGCAAGGGTAGAAAAAGGTGGAGGCAAAGTTATGTTTGCAGATGAAATGGATAGACTAAAAGGTGAGAGCAAAAAATCACAAAAATCTAGAATTAAAAAAGGTTTAAAATTAAAAGCTGGTGGACTTGCAATGAGAGGTTACGGCATAGCTAAGAGAGGACATTAATGTCAAGAGAAGATTTAGTAGAAGTTCAAGAACAAGAGGATCTTGAAATAGAGGGTCCTGGTGATCAAGTTCTAAACGAGAACATAGATGTAATTGAAGATGAAGAGGGTAACACTCTGATGGGTGAGCCAGCTCCAGAAACTCCAGAAGAAAACTTCTATGCAAATCTTGCAGAGTTCTTGGATGAAGCAGAATTAAAATCATTAGCTTCAAAATTATTAGCAGATTTTAAAGACGACTCACTTGCTAGAAAATCATACATCGAAACATATACTAAAGGTTTAGATCTTCTTGGATTTAAATATATGGAAGTTACAAGACCATTCATTGGTGCTTCTGGTGTTACACATCCATTACTTGCAGAGGCAGCTACACAATTTCAAGCACAAGCGTTTAAAGAATTATTACCTTCTGATGGACCGGTCCGTTGTCAGGTAGTGGGTAAAGAAACTGCTGATACAATCAAACAAGCAAATAGAGTCAAAGATTACATGAACTATCAGATAACCGATGTCAT